GGCAACTTTTGACCATGGGTGAGTTAACCATCTTCTGAAAAGATTTGTATTAGAGGTGTTCGATCTTCTTCTTAGGAATAAAGATCTTATACCATTCCCAACTGATAAAACTTTCAATAAAAGCGTACCGGATAAAAATCCGGAAGCTTTAGTCTCAACTACTACGTGTACGTTCGAGGCTACTGGATAAGATTTTCTTGCAATTGCAACAAAACCTTTCCAAGATTCTTGGATTCTGTAAAGATTCGGGAAACCCGGTCTTTTAGGAATATCACTTTTCATGTGATAATACTGACTAACTTGCATAAAGGTAGTCTCTTTATCTATCTGGATACATTTCTGAATAGTTTGGATTAAATAGATTAGACTCTGATTAAAATCAGGTCCCCATTCTTTGTGTGTTCTTAATTCTAATTTCAATTCATGGAATCTTTTGATTCCTTGATCATGAAGAGAATAAAGTTTAGCACCAAATGGAATAGTGATAAGGTTATTTAACCATCTCATTTTATCTATTTGTGGAGGTCTATTCGCCAAGTAATTGGTGTATTTAAACATCCAATCCATTAAACATATTTTTGAAAACATATCTGGAACTTCCATGTTAAGAATTTGCAAATTAAACCAATCTTTTGAATCGGCAGCAAAATCTTCTAGCATGGAAGTGTAAAGAATAGTTTTTGGGTGTATGTAAGTAATGATATAATCTTTTAAGATTTTACACATCATCTCGGTCGAAAGACCAAGAGCTGTGGCTTTAAGAGCTGTTTTCAAGACCTCAGGATTAGTCATAATATCAATAAAGATAAAATATCTAATTTTAAGGTTAGTAATTTTGCTAAAGGATCTATTTACAGATCCTAAGGCTTTATAACCAAAACCAGCTACTTTAAGCGCCTGAATAGGAGATAAATTATATTTTCTACCATATTCGGCTAAAGTCTGTGGAGACATCATTGCAGAATGAAATTCTTTTAAAGGCGCAGGAGATGAATCCCTACCTTTAAGGATAATTCTTTTGGCAAACTCTAAACCGATCCCTTTAGGGGAAAGGATAGATTTACTCAAATTACATTCAACACCAAGACCAAGTATAATTTGATGATACTGTTTTGCAACTTTTGTGTTGTATATTACAATATCATCACCAAGAACTGCGTAATCACAAAATAGTCTATTAATAGGACATATTTTTGATTCCCACGCAGCACACTGAACGATTAAGTGATGAGTTAAGGCCAACATTGGCCAAGAAGAATAACCTCCCATAGGCTGACCCGTAGCATATCTTACTCCACTAGGTGGAGAAGGCATGTACGAACCAGCTGAAGAAGGTAAAGCATATACTCTGTTTACAAGTAAAGCTTTCCATGCCTGCACTCCTTCTTCTGTTAAGCTAAAAACAGCTTTAATAAGAGGAATTTGTACGGAAATGGGTAATCTATCTGTAGCAGATGAAAGATCCATAGAGTAAAGACCCCAACCGGGTTTTCCGGAAAGGTTCCAAGCTCTTTTCAAAGGTCTCACTTGATCAAAAGTCCCATCCATTTTTGGATATTTAGCTAAAATAGCAAAAATCCCTTTATGGTAAGGATATAATGACCATTGTGACCATGGATCGATCATAGCAAAAACTCTCACTTTACCAGCTGCTTCCTGTTTGATACCTAGTTTTCCTGAGGGTACTAATGAATGCAATTTAGCATCATTGGCACTTTGCCCAGGCCATTCTCCTTTAAATGAAGATTCTTGAATATCTTTAATGATACTCACAGGATCTTCGGTTCCTCCTCTAACAGTTGGACCTGTAAGAACTTTTATTGCCTCTACTTGTTCAGTAGATAAAGCAACAGCTGCTCTCCACAAGGACGCAGGTGAAGAAGAAACTTCTTTATAGGATGCTGGTGAAGCTTTGGGAATTGGGAAATATGAAAATTTTCCTAATAACCATTTAGTCCAACCAGCTTTTGGAATGTGTGGATTAACGAAAAGTCTTTGAAAATTTCCTATATAGGAAATGATCATTTTCTCAACATTAATATCAGCAGAACTTTTATCAGTTATGGAGTCTAATTTTAAAGAACCTCTGAACAAGAAATCTC